GGCAGAGATAAGCCAGTTTGAGGCGCAACGCAGCTCCAGCGAGAGCGCGACTGATGGCATTGTCAGCGCTATCAACGCGGTTATGGCCGCGCTCGCGGGCGTTGACCTGACCGATGAACAGATCAAGATCGTGGACATGCTGGCGGGCGTGTGGTCAGGCTTGCAAGCGCCAATGAACAGCCGGCAACAAGCCTACGCCAATCCACCGCAGATGCAATACCCGGCGCAAACAACAGGCAACCGGAGCAGTACAACGAATGTCAACATGCCGATCTATACAAACAACAGTCCCGCCGCATTACAGCAGAGCTGGGCGGTGATGCAAGCGAGTATGCCATAAGAAAGCCCCTACGAATGCTTCGTAGGGGCTTTGCGGAGAATGGGTGCTATACGTAGGTCTTGCCGTTGTGGTCTTCGATCCATACTTCTGCGTTCGGGTAGTTCGTGCGCTGGCGTTCTAGAACTTCTGATGCGCTGGCCCATGTGCTGAAAGTGCCGATATTGCGGAGGTTGTTGTCGTTGTTGTAAGAATAGACGGTGTACATTGTGTGCCTCTTTCTTTGCTTACATTCTTAACTGATAACACTATACCATTAAGAATGTAACAACGTTGTTACATATGTCACACTTGCCAAAAGTCTTTAGCATAGGTCGATAGTAATTATGCTCAGAACCTACCGCAACCTGCCAGCAATCCCCACCGGGTATCCACTTGACGAGGTGTGGTCTGTCGTTGTGCCGATAGCGCGCACGAACTTGATCATCAATCCATCGTTCGAGACGAATACAACGAACTGGACGGCAATCGGCGGATCAATCGCACGGTCAACCACACAACAGTATCACGGCGCGTATAGCCTAGCTATCACGCCGTCTGCCGCTACCACGGACGGCGTGCGGTATGATACCGTGTCGCTCACATCAGGCACCACGTATGCCTATAGTGCCAAAATACGCGGCGTGGCTGGGCTGAAATACAAGCTCGCTATCGAGACAACCGGCGGCGTGGAATTGGCCGGCGTGACCTTTACAGCAACAGGCCGCTGGCAATGGATAGTCGGCTATTACACTGAGACAAGCAGCACCACGCGCCGCGTGACCGCGCGCAAGGCTGCACACACGAGCGTGGCGATCTTCTATCTTGACGGCGTGCAAGTCGAAGCGATAGCCGCTGGCGAGCTTGCCAGTACCTATATCGACGGCGATCAGCAGGGCTTAGTGCCGAATCAATTGCCAGCCGCCTACTACTGGAATGGCACGCCGCACGCCAGCACGTCAACACGCACATCACAAACGAGAGCAGGTGGTATGGTGATCCCCTTCAAAAAATACGGCTTCCTGATAACCGCGCTCATTGGCCTGGGTATGGCCGGCGTGCAGAATGTCGCAACCGACTATGCCAGGATTGACGGCGCGTATGATGATTACACGCGCAAGCCGCCGCGCCAGTTTACCGTGACAGGCCGGTTCCAGGGTCGCACGTATGGCGAGCTGCGGCGTAATCGATCCGGTTTGGCACAACTGTTTGACCGGGATCTCACGGGGCAAGATCAGCGGCTTACCCTCTTGCGCCATGTGGAGGATAGCGACGGGCGCGTGATGAGTAGCGATGTACGCCTGCTGGCGAAATACGAGAGCGGATTTAGCGGCAACACAGACAATATGCACGCGGAGAATGTACCGATCACGTTCACCCTGTATATGCCCAATCTGCTGGCCGACGGGGAGGACGGCGAAAGCCTGAACGTGCAAACGGCGCTTAGCAATGTACAAGGCATCGTGCGGCGTAGTCCTGCGGGCGTGTGGTCAGCAATGGGGACAGGTGGCACATCGGGCGGCGCGTCAACCATCGTGCAAGGATTGGACGGCAAGATTTACGCAGGCGGCGACTTCACCGCTATGGGCGGTGTGGCGAATACGAACGCGATTGCCGTGTTTGATCCGGTCGCTGGCACATGGGCCGCAATGGGCACGGGCGCGGCGGGTGGTACGGTCGTCTACGGCCTATCGGTGATGCCAAACGGCAATATCATCGCAGTCGGCAACTTCACGAGCATGGGCGGCGTGGCGAATACCAATAAAGTCGCACTGTGGAATGGTACGGCGTGGACGAGCATATCAAGTGCATTTGTCGGCACGGAGATCAGGACGAGCGCGGTATCAGCGGCAGGTATTCTGTACGTCGGTGGTACGTTTACCTCAATCGGTGGGGTAGCAGCTACGAACGTGACCAGCTATAACGGATCGGTATGGGCGGCAGTCGGCGCGGGCATCGCAGCGGGCGGTGTACTCGATTTATTGACCAGCGGTACGACGATCTATGCGGCGGTCGAGGCGTCGGGCGTGTACCGATCAACGGGCGGCAACTTTAGTAGTATTGGCGTAACTACGGGCGGCGGCAGTGAACCGAACGCGCTGGCAATGGACGCAGCGGGCAATCTGTACGCGGGCGGGAACTTTACGGCAATCGGCGGTGTGGCTGCCAGTAACATCGCACGCTATAACGGTGTGACATGGTTCCCACTCGGATCTGGATTGACGGGTGGCACCGTCGCGCAGAATGCCATGTTCATGGACGCGCTAGGACTGCTGACTGTCGGAGGCACATTCACCACAGCGGGCGGGATCGTCGTACCAGGCCGATCCGCACGCTGGAACGGATCGTCATGGACGTTCATTGACGTAATACCGGACGCGGCATCACCGACGATCCGTAACGGTTTACTGGCGAACGATGGCACATTTTATCTCGGGCTGAACAACTCGGCTGGTACAGCAATTGGGCCAGGCACCACGACGGTTACGAATACTGGCACGGCAAAGAGCTTTCCTGCGCTCACAATCAAAGGCCCATCAAGCGGCACGGCGCGCATCTATAGCCTGGTGAATGGCACGACAGGACGATCTATCTACTTCAATTTGACAATCAGCGCGGGCGAAACGTGCAAGCTGATCTTTACGCCGGATAACCTTTCATTCACCAGCGACTTTCAGGGCAACATTGCCGGGAGTATCCTTGCAGGATCGAATGAGGCAGATTGGTTTTTAAGTCCCGGCGCAAACTCGATAGCCTTCCTATCAGCGAGTAGCACGGTAACGGCTACAATGCAATGGCGTCCTTCGTTCGTTTCGATTGACGATGTGCCATGATCCTAACAACTTTTCGCCTTGCGGATAATTTCGGCAATCACTTAATCGAGATTGCGAACTATGCCAGCTACAGCTACGTTCTGAACTGCGCACCGGGCAATATCGGCGTGCTGGAACTAGAGTTGCCGCGCTCGTTTAACACGAGCTTGCTCATGCGCGACGGGCGCATCGGGCCGTGGCGCTCCATCAACGGGCGCGCGCCATACCATGACAATGGTGCAATCTACCTGATCGAAACACTCCGCTATCGGTCAACCTCCACATTCGTGCGCGCAAGCCACGCGACGGGCTTGCTTGACCGGCGTATCATTGCCTATGCAGCTGGGAGTAGCTATAGCCAGAAGTCGGCTACTGCTGCCGATAATCAGATCAAGGCGTTTTGGAGTGAGAACGCGGGCGCGTCCATCGTCAGCGCGGATCGTGACGGCGTGGAAACGCAATCTGACATATCCGCGTTTGTCGCCACACAAGCCAATCTGGGCTTAGGCGCGAGTGTTGCGAAGGCAGCGGCACGCCGTAGGCTTCTGGCGGTCGCGCAAGAGCTTGCAGCAGCAAGTACAACGGCAGGCACCTACCTTACCTTCGAGATTATCGCGCCGACAGAAAGCACGCTGGAGCTGCGCACGTATGCGACCCAGCGCGGGGTTGACCGGCGTTTCTCGGCTGGGAACGGCGTACTGTTCTCGGCACAGCGTGGCAACCTGGAAAACGCGATCCTGACGCTTGACGCGACGAATGAGGTCACGTTTGTCGAGAGTCTAGGCGTGTCTGATGTGTTCGGTCTCTCGTTGTACCGCTATAGCGGCTGGGCATTGGATACGGCGCGCACGGGCGAAAGCCCGTTCGGGCGGATTGAGACGATCTATGATGCGGGCGACGCGCCGAACGATGCCAGCCTGACCAATGCAGCGGCGTCTGAGGTACGCAACCTACGGCCTGTCATTACCGCGATCGGCGATCTAACGGATACCGACCAGTGCATACGCGGCATTGATTACAACTTCGGCGACCTGATCACCGTTGAGCTGCAAGGTACGCAGTATGATATGCGCCTCGATCAGCTTGACGTCACCCTGACGGGCGGCACGGAGCGCGCACAGGCAAGGTTCCAGTTTAATGGATAGTGATACTGCCAGGCGTTTTAAGTTGATTGAAACGCGGCTCGGGCGATTAGAACCGAAGTCGTCAGGTCTTTCTGCTGTGCGGGGCGGCACAACCTACACGCCGACCTATCTCGGGGCGACCACGGCGGGCGTGACAACCTACACGACACAAAAGGGGTTCTACGCGCAAATCAGCAATGTCGTCTGGTTCACGGGGCGCGTGACCTGGACGGCGGCGACGGGCACGGGAATTGCGCTGATTAGTGTGCCGTTCACCACGCAAAATACCACCGATCTGCGTTATACGGTCGCGCTCTGGTCAAGCGGTCTGACCTTTGCGAACAATAACGTGATCGGCTTTCTCACACCAGGCGCAAGTCAGTTTCAGATGACATCATTGCTCACCAATGCCGCGCCAACGGCGGTGAATGTCGAGGCGGCAGGCGATGTGATTTTCAGCGGGTTCTTTTTTGTGTGAGGATGCGATGCCTTTACTTCCACAATCCACTGCTGATCTCGTCGCGCTCGATGGCCTGCCGCGCGTTGTGACTGCTGAC